TCGAAACTTGCAATTTAATTGCTCCGAAAGCAAAAGAAAAAGCCTGCTACTACGTCATTAGCAGACAGGCGGAATATGTTGATGAGAATATTATCAAATTCAACGATCATATAAGCGCTCAAAAAATTAAAGAGAATGAAATTTTAAACAGTTTAAGTAATTCATAGAATTTTAGGCACGTTAAAATCGTGTCATACATAAAAAAAATAAATTTTGGGTAAAGTGGGGTTATTTTTCTGAATAGAGCACCAAAAAAGCCAATTTTTTGACTTATTATATACGGTATTAAAACTGCTTTAAAAAAATTCACAGCTTTACCCATTTTTTAGGCTATTTTTGGGTATAAAAGACACATTTTCACCTTAAGTGAGAAGGGTTAAATTATTTTTGAAATAATGGCACCACTCTAAACGATGCAATAGGCTTTAGAACGCTTTTTTCAATCTTTTTGGGGTCAAAAAACCCTTATATGTGGGTGTAAAAACTCACCTCCTTCTTACATACTCACTTAGGTGAGATGTCTTCTTTGGGTTTCACCTTCTGTTAATAGTTCTACCTTCCTTGAAGTCTTACATGTGTAAGGCTTTTTTTACATATCTAAATTTAAAAAAATAAACGATAAATAAATAAAATAAAAGGAGTGATGATAATGGAGTTTAAAACTAACGAACAACTTATGCTATACCGCTGGCATGTACGTTTCGGTACAAATAAAAAAGCACTGGCTGATATGATCGGCATAAGTAATACGACCGTCAACAACGTCATGACTGGCAAAGCGTTCGACTTTGAAACTAAGTATAAGATTGATGAATGGCTAAAAGATAACGAAGACATGGTGGAATTTCTCGTCGAATGAAGGAGTTTTTAAAATGAAAGCAAATTTGTCTGAAATGAGATATAAAGGAACACTAAATAAGCTTGGACATAAGACGTTAGCGAATGGCAATACAATACCAGCAAACACGCGACTCTTCGACTTTAGATTTGGTTATTATCACATGAGTTTAGTAACCAACATTCAAGCGAATGTTTTAGATCAGCTTACAAACACGGTCACCATCTTTGCTCGGCATAATGATTCCTTTGTCGGGGATAGTTTACACACGGTTACAATTGATGACGTTTCGTATAACATTAAAGAGATTGAACCAGACTTCGATATAAATGGTTGCGATGTTTTGGTGCTTGAAAAAGTGGGTGCTTAAGCATGATAATGCACGAATGTAGTCACATTGGCTGCACCGAACTTATTCCGTTTAATGTACGCTATTGTGACAAGCATAAGAAACAGAAATCTCACGAAGCGATTAAAGCTCATAAAATGAACGACAAGTTTTTTAGGTTCTATCAGTCGACACAATGGCGGAAAACGAGCCTTCTCTATCGGGAACGCAATCCTTTTTGTGAGATATGCTTACGACACGGAAAGCACACATTGGGCACGAGTGTAGACCACATCAAAAGTTTGAAACTTGGTGGTGATCCATACGATTGGAATAACCTACAAACATTATGTCCAAAATGTCATAATTATAAGACTAGACAAGAACAAAAGAATTATATAAATATAACTTAGAAATTATATAAAAAAAGCCACCTAGACACCCCCACCCTGCTTTAGGGGGGCTGCCATGGTGACCGTGCCAATACAGGCTTGACTTCAAAAAAATTTTTTTGCTCGTTTTTTAGTTTTTTTATTATTTATTATGGAAATATAAGAATTTTCTATCTTTTTTAAGATTAATTTCTGTATTTCCAACTACATATTATATCACATTTTCACAGAAAGAAGGTCATTAAAATCGTGAAAAAATTAGATACAAGAAATCACATTTCTAAGATCGAAAAAGGTGACAGAGAGCAAGCTAAACAGCTTCTAAAAGATCAACAAACAGAATTAACGCCAGCTTCATTTTTAGATAGGCATGAAAAGAATGTTTTTAAAAAGTTAGTTAGTGTAATTGATTTAGACGCCACCCCACTATCGGGCGTAGATAGTTACCAACTATCTTTGTTAGTTCTACAAATGAATTATATTGCCTTATCTGCACAAAATATCAAAGAAAAAGGCTTGATTATTGGCAAAGTTAAAAACCCTTCAATTGCAATTATGAACCAAGCAATTAAGAACTCAAATAGCTTAATCAGCGAGTTAGGACTTTCATATAACAAGCGAGTAAATAGCCTTTTAGACAAAATTCAGAACGGATCAAATGAAGTCGATCCAATAGCCGAGATGTTGAAAAATGACTGATTACGTTTTGGAATATTGTAACGATATTCTTTCGGGGAAAATTATCGCTTGTAAGAAACAAAAACAAGCATGTCAGCGTGAAATAGACGACAGAGAACGTTCTGAAAATGATGATTTTCCTTATTATTTTGACTTAAAAGAAGCTGACAAAAGTATCAAATTTATTTCTTTGATTCCAAAAACAGACGGCACAAAGTTAGAAATGGCAGGCTTTCAGAAATTTATTGTTGGCTGTTTATCAGGTTGGCGCAGGAAAGATAATCATTATCGAAGATTCAAAGACGCTTATATATCAATGGCTAGAAAATCAGGTAAAACATACATTGCGAGTGCGTTAGCGATTCAAGCGTTATTACTTGAAAAAATACCAGCAAAAAACCGACAAGTTTTGTTTGTCTCGAACGCTTTAAAACAAGCAAAATTAGGTTATAACATGATGAGTTCTGAAATCAGGCAACTTCAAAGGGAAAGTCCGTTTTTAAGACGTGCGATAGATGTCAAAAAGAAACAAATTACTAAATTAGATGATGATAGCTTTGCAATTGCCGTTGCCGGAAAGCCGGAAACATTAGACGGCTTTTCTAGTTCAGGTATGGCTTTGATTGATGAATATTGGATGCAGAAAGATGATTCAGTATTGAACTCCATTAAGAGTGGTCAAATTAAGGAACCTAACAGCCTATGCGCTATCTGTTCAACGACAGGTAAGTTTCAGCACGGGGCAATGAAAAAGCTATACGATCACTATACAGACGTCTTAAACGGCAAGCATGAAGAAGATACAACCTTTATTGCCATTTGGGAGTTAGATAATCCAAAAGAAGTTACTGATTCAAATAATTGGATTAAGGCGAACCCACTATTAATCAATAAAGAAGTTTCGGACGTCCTAAAGCCTAAATTACAAGCAGATTTAGACAGCGCATTGCAGACAAAAGATACTTCAAATTTCATTATCAAGAATATGAATTGCTGGCTTAATGCTAGTGATGATAGCTTTATTTCTGATTCAGACTGGCAGAATGCAATCGTTAAACCAAAACCAGATATTTCAGGCTCAAAAACCTATATCGGATTAGATTTATCAGCAACCAATGACCTTACTTCAATTAGTTGGTTATGTCAGCTAAAAAATGGTAAATGGTTTGCAGACTCATATTCTTTTGTGTCCACAAAAACGGATATTGTTACGAAGATGAAAGCAGACGGCATTAATTATGAAGCATTGGAAAAAGCCGGTGAGTGTGAACTCTCAAAACTTGATTCCGGGTTAGTTGATTACGATTTGGTTTACCAGTTCATTATTGATTTAATCGAAAAAAATAATTTAGATATTCAACAAGTTTGTTACGATCCGTGGCAGGGTTCGGCAATTATTTCACGACTTGAAAAGCATGGTGATATTCCATTATTTGAGGTTACTCAAAACGAAAAAATGCTATCAGAACCAACGAAAGCATTCAGAGAAGCGATCATAAATAAAAATATCATTGTCGCTGATAATCATTTATTGAGATATGCAGTACAGAACGCAGTTCTACATTACAACAGCACAGGCGCTATCAGAGTTGATAAATTAAGAAACAATCAAAAAATAGATCCAATTGCGGCAATGATTGACGCTTACACATTGCTACATTTAAAAGAAATCGAGGTAAACAATGAAAAACCTAATGAATACTATGAAAATTATTCGTTCTAAAATTCCAATTCAGACAAGTTTGTTTTTAGCAGGCTTATTTTTTTTGGCTTTAGCAAGCTTTATTTTTAATTTGATAGTCGGTTTTTACACGGTGGGAATTATTTTCGTTGTTTCCGCTTTGATAATTAATTCAGAAAAGAAAGGAGGAGAATAATGGGTTTATTAGTCAATAACACGGACACAAGTCCACAACCAGATTCAAGTGACGCCTTTTTGGACGCCTTGATAAGTATGAGTGGGGATTCAGACTTTTATGCAGGTAAGTCAGTTTTGCGCAATCCAGATGTGTATTCAGCAATTTCAACGATCAGCAATACAGTCGCTTCATGCCCGTTTATCAGTTCAACGCCTCTAATCAGTAAAATGCTCAACAATCCAGATGTCGATAATATTCGATCAGGCTTTAATTTTTGGTCAAGTGTGATGACAAACCTGCTCATTAACGGTAACTCGTTTTGTCTGATTGAGAACGGTGGTCATGCTTTGAAGTTTGTTGAAAATTCTCAAATGACCGTTTCTTACGACACTGCTACAGGCAATGCCAGCTATCGTTATCAAGCCGACCCTTCAACGCGTGCGCAGAATGTGCCTATATCACAGGTTCTACACTTTAAAATTCTAAGCATGGACGGTATCGCAGGAATTAGTCCGCTTTATGCTTTAAAAGATTCACTTAGCTTACAAGGTATCGGCACAGAAACATTGAAAAATGTTTTTCAGAGTGGCATCCATGGAATGCTGAACGTCAATAAAGTCGACTTATCAGACGAAGCGAAAGAAAATCTAAGACAAAACTTTCAAAAGATTGCTAGTTCAGGCGTTGGCGTGAGTGACGACAGTATCAAGTTTGAACAGATTTCAGTCGACAAAGGACTTTTAGAGGCCATTCAGACCAATAATTTAGCGAGTGAGAAAGTTGCAGCCACTTTTTCGCTTCCATCAGAAATGATCGGTGTTGAAAACGCACATAGTTCAGTTTCTCAATCATTGAAAACTATGTTCATGGCCGGAATGCAACAATATTTTGAAGCTATCTCAAGTGAGTTAAACAATAAATTGTCAGGATATTCAATTAGTCAGGATTTAAGCGGTATTTTGCCAGCCAGCTTCGCAGACAAAGCTAAAACGCTTGTCAGTTTGATTCAGAATGGCATTATGACGCCGGCAGAAGCACGGCAATCGCTTAATATTGATGAACCAGACGATTCAAAGAACGAAGCGTTAAATAAATATTATGCTTCATTGAATTACTCGCAACTCGATAATTTGTCTGAAAATGACTACAACAAAGCGAATGCTTCAAAGTATTCAAATGACAATACGGATTCAAATGACAATACAGATACTAATGAGGAGGGAAATAATGACAAAGATTCAAAATAACGAGAAATTAATTTTGAAAGCTACTAATTTACGTGCTTTAGATCAAGATGACAAAGAAAACGATCAAAGTAAAACAATTAGTGGCACTGCAATTAGTTTTAATTCTCAAAGTAAAGATTTAGGTGGATTTACAGAAATTGTAAGTCCAGACGCTTTGAACGGGGTAGATTTAAGCAATGTTTATTTAGTTTTAGATCACGACTTATCAAAGCCGTTAGCAAAGAATGGCGTTAACCTAACACTAACACCAGGTGATAATGGTTTGAGTTTTGAGGCAACAGTAGACACATCAATTTCATACGTTAGTGATGTCTATAATTTGATTCAGAACGGTGTTGTTGATTCAATGAGTTTTGCTTTCACTGTTCCAGATAACGGTGATTCATGGGTTGAAGATGAAAGTGGAAATATTGTTAGAACCATTACTCAAATTGACCAATTATTTGAAATTTCAGTAGTCACAATTCCAGCTTATTCAGAAACAGATGTAGAAGTAGCAACACGAAGTTACGAGAAATTTATTAACAAAAAACAAGACAATTCAAAAGAGGAGAAACGAAACATGACAGAAAAGACAATTATCAAACCAGAAAACGAAGAAACTAAGGCTCAAAAAGAAGTAAGATCATTCGAGGGTTATATCCGTTCAGAGGGTGAAACTCGTGACGGTTTAACCACTGACGGTAACGGTGTATTGATTCCGAGTGAGGTAATTACACCGATTTTTCAATCAAAGAAGAACAGCAACCGTCTATCAGATTATGCAACAATCAAGACGGTTAGTGTCGGTCAAGGTAGCTACCCTATTGCTGGAAACGACCCTTCAAAGGTACTTGCAACCAAAGCGGAAAATGCTGCGATTGGTGACGTTGACCCAGAAGTTACGGGCGTAGAATTTAAGACGCAGACACGTGCTGGAAAAGTTTACTTGTCACAAGAATTAGTCGATGACAATGCGATCAACTTTTCCACTGAAATTCAAAATCAAATGGCAAAGTTAATCGACAACACCGACAACGCACAAATTCTCGCTAAGTTGAAGACTTTGTCACCAGTGGTTGTTAAGAGCGTGGACGATATTAAGCAAGCTAAGAATACTAAGCTAGACCCAAGTTTACAACCAGTTGTGGTCGTGAACCAAAGTGCTTTCAATTGGTTAGATTCTCAAAAAGATAGCGAGGGTCGCTATTTGATGAGTGAAGATATTCAAGCACCTACTGGCAAGGCGTTATTTGGTCTACCAGTTGCTGAATTAAGTGACGCTGTATTGCCCAACGTTGCCGCAGGTCAAATCCCTATGTAAGTTTCTGACTTATCAGAAACCATTGCAATCTTCCGCCGTAACCAAGTAACTACTAAGTGGACGCAAT